CGGCCAGCCACTACCTCAAGCTCGTGATGGATGCGGTGTTCGGGCATAGCCACTTTCTAAATGAGATTGTCTGGTGCTATACGGGGCCAAGTTCTCCTGGAATGCGCATATTTGGTCGCAAGCATGATATCATCTTCTGGTACGCCAGGGGCTCAAAATGGACCTTCAACGTCGATGCTGTTCGCTTACCATACGCAGAGAGCACCAAGAGGAATGAGGGGAGACGCACTGGATGGACAACTGGCAACCCCAATTCCATCGTGCAACTGAACCCTCTTGGCAAATGGCCGGAGGACTGGTGGCGAATGCATGTCCTCCCGCCAGCCGCCAGAGAACGCCTGGGCTACCCGACCCAGAAGCCGGAGGCGCTCCTCGAACGCATCATCCAAGCATCGAGCAACGAAGGCGATCTCGTGCTTGACCCGTTCTGCGGGTGCGGGACC